ATAGACTTTGGTAAGATGTCCATTGAAGCAGCGGCATCCGCTAAGGCTACTCAGGCACAATTTGAACAAGTCTTTGATGGGATTGTCGAAACTGCAGAGAAAACTTTAAACGCTGTAGCTAAAGAAGTCGGAGCGGTCCCAACACGAATAAAACCAGCTTTTAACCAAATTGCATCGTTTGCTAAAGTTGCAGGAATGGATACAACTCAAGCGATGGAATTTACCTCTCGTGCTACAAGAGCAGCGGCTGATACTGCAGCTTTCTACGATAAGTCATTAGAAGAAACGACTGAAACATTAAAAAGTTACTTAAAAGGTAACTTTCAGGTTGCGGATAATTTAGGAATCTTATCTACTGAAACTACTCGTAATGCAAAAGCTACCGAGTTGTTTGGTAAGGAATATTCGAAGTTGTCAGGGTTACAACAACAAGAAGTCCTCTTAAGAATGTATGAAGATGCCAACAAAGTGTCAGGGGCAATGGGGCAAGCGTCTCGTGAAGCTGACGGTTGGGAAAACGTCATGGGGAACTTGAAACAAACGTGGGAAGACTTCAAAGCCACGATTGGTTCAGTTGTCTTAGATAGCCTTGTTGTAGCTATGCAAAACTTAACAGGTTTTGTAGGCGAATTAAAAGACAGATTCTTGCAATTGAAAGACAGTGGAGAACAATTCATTAAAGGCGTTGTTGAATCCGAAGCGTTTGGTAAAGTCCAGGAGATATTTAGTAAAGTTGTTGAGAACTTAAAAGAGGCTTTTGATAATATCGGAGGAGTCATTAATGACGTATCCACAATCGTCGGAAGCTTTGTCGATGATTTAATTAAAATGGCAACAGCAGAAGATACCATCAACGCGGTCGGTGGAGCATTTGAAGGTATTACTGGTGCTATTAGCACAGTAACTGACTGGATTAAGCAGTTTGTAGACTGGATTAACCAAACACCAGCCGCAGTTGATTCTGTAAAGGCAGTATTAGCAGGATTGACAGCAGGCTTTGTCGCTTTGAAAGTAGTAAACACGGTTAAGAGTGCAATTAATGGGTTCAAAACTGGTTTAGCCGCTGCTAAAGCAGGAATGGTTGCATTTAAAGCAGTTGTTATCGCAAATCCATTTACAGCCTGGATTGTAGGAATTACTGCTGTAGTAGCTGCATTAACCTGGTTCTTCACACAAACCGAAACTGGCAAAAAAATATGGCAAGATTTCATGAATTTCTTAACAGGCTTGTGGAACGGCATTGCAAGTTGGGCTTCTGAAACGTGGCAAAGCGTGGTTGACGCTATCACATCAGTAGTTAATAACTTAACTCAATTCTTTAAGAATTTATGGGAATCTATTACAAAATTAACCACGAAAGCGTGGAACGCTTTTCTTGGAGTCATAAAACCTATCATTCAACCGATTATTGATATGTTTAAATCAAATTTTGAATTGATTAACAACTATATTAGTACGGTTTGGAATGCAATTTCAAAAACAGCAAGCGCTGCATGGGAATTAATAAAGAATGTCATTATTGGACCGGTGTTAGTTCTATTGCAACTACTAACAGGTAATTTTGAAGGTGCATTAAGTACCCTTAGTCAAATTTGGACTAATATTCTTACTGCAGCACAAACAATATGGGAGTCATTATGTACGATTGTATCTGCGTTTGTAGATACGCTAGTACAATATGTCGTAAACATATTTACTGGCTTGTCTGAAACATTTGGAAATATTATGCAGGCTATTTGGGATGTAGCGACTTCTATTTGGGGCGCTATTGTTGATTCTATTAGTGGATTCGTAAGTTCAGCTTACCAATTCGTAGCAGACGGCGTAGGTAAGATGTTCGATATTGCATCCAAAATGTTCAGCAATATTGTTAAGGCTGTATCTGATTTCTTCGGACAAATACCTGGAACGATTAGTAAAATTTGGGATAGCGTTACTACTTTTTTATCAGGCATTAATTTGTATGATATTGGTAAGAATATCATTCAAGGATTGATAAAAGGAATTGCAAGTATGGCAGGTAGTGTTGTTAGTGCTATTGGCGATGTTGTTGGGGGTGCTATAAATTGGGCCAAGAATTTACTTGGAATTCATTCTCCATCTCGAGTATTTAAAGAGATTGGTAAGTTTACCGGAGAAGGTTTAGCCATCGGGATTAACAACGAAGCTGATAACGTCGCAAAAGCTAGCCAAAATATGATAGATGCGGTTATTCCGGAATCTATTCCGCAAATTCCAATTGACTATTCAGTAAGCTATGGTGCATCTCCATCTGAAGTGAGAGATTCTACTTTGAAATCTGTATCGGTCCAACCAATTGGGCACGATTCAAAACTCGATGTGGTTATCGAAATATTGCTTAAGATTCTAGGAAAAGATAACAACACTTATTTGGACGGCCGTAAATTAACTGATGTAGTGAATGGATATAACAAAATTAATGATAGAAGAATGATGAGAGCGAGGGGTGAATTAGCATGATTTACAATGGACAAGATTTATCAAGTTTAATAATTATTAACAAAGTAGAGCGTGCTATGACACCTCTCGTTACAAATGCTGTAAAACAAAAAAGATTTATTAAAAGGGAATACGCAGAAAAAAACATTACGGTTAGGGTCACGATCAAACACGATGTGTTACAAACGATCGATGTTCTGAACCGTGTATTCTCTGTACCAAATCAAAAGCTTATTTTAAAAGACCAACCTACAAGATACTACGAAGCCGTTTTGACTGGTGAAATCATTCCTACAAGTTCTGTACGAGGCGCTGAATTGCAATTGCAATTTTTAATCCCAAAAGGAGTGTCGTATTCAACTGCAGAAAAGAATGGAACAGTAATCGGTGGAAAATTAACCGTTGAAAATAACGGAACAGCTCCTGTTTATCCTACTTATACGTTTATAGCTAGTTCACCATACAAGATGATTGCATTAGCCCATCCAAATGGGAAAGCTGTTCAGTATGGATATGAGAACGGAGAGGATGTTATTAAAACAGGTGATGTCGTTCGCTTTGAATCGGAAAGCAACACGCTTCTTATTAACGGAAAAAGAAAATACATTAATCCAGCTAGTCAAGTTTTTGGGATTCTACCAGGAACAACTCAAATAGAGATTAGTGCGGATGGAAACAAAGCGGTTCCAAGTATTAAATGTATTTATAGGGAGTGTTGGTTATGATTACGGTTACGAATAGACAGTATGATATTGTCTGTCAGTTGAGCTTTGACTTGGCTGACGGACTTTTTGCATACAACGATTGGTTTGAACAGGATTTAGACACTGGCATTGGAACTTACCAGTTCACGGTTGATAAAATCGGTGATCCTGAGATTGAAAAAATCAACGTAGGATGTTATTTGATTGTCAAAGACGGCAGCAAGATACGTTCGTTTGAAATTATGCGAATCGAGGAAGACAAAGACTCTAAAACGATTTACGCTGAAGACGCAGGGCTTGACCTGTTAGGTGAGCAAGTGCCACCTTATAAGGCAGACAAGAGTTATCCAATTACTCATTACATCGAAGAATTCACCTACGACTCAGGATGGGAAGTTGGAATTAATGAAATTCCCGAAACAACCACTCGTAAACTTGAGTGGGAAGGAACAGATACTGCTACTAAGAGACTTAGACAGTTAGTAAGAAGGTTCGATGCTGAGATAGCTTATGACTTCGAATTTGTTCACGGAAAGATATTCAGAAAACTAATCCACATCTACAAAAAGATTGGAAAAGACAAAAAAGTCCGCTTAGAAGTTGGGAGAGAAGTTTCAAATGTTAAGCGAACCATCTCGATTGAGAATTTAGCCACGATGCTCGTAGCAACTGGAGCGGATGGCATTACACTATCTAACGTTGAATACAAAGAGGGAAATATTGAATCGAAAAAAGGTTCTATTTATTTAGTTGATACGGATGCTGTAAAACGATGGAAGCGAGCTGGGCACACTCCTGGCGGCGGAGGAATCGTCAAACATTATGAGAGCGAAGCTAAGACTCCAGAAGCTTTAATGAGAGAAGCTGTTATCAAGTTGAAACAGTGGAACCATCCAGAAGTAACTTTTTACGTGCCTATCAATATGCTTCCTGAAGAAGTGAACATCGGAGATACAGTAATCATTGTGGATTATAATTATGAACCAGCATTGATTGTAGAAGGAAGAGTAGCAAGCATCAAGAAGTCTCTATCAACTAATGAATATGGGGAAATCAAGATTACTAATATTGAATCCAAAGAGGATACAATCAGCGAGAAAGTGAGACGTTTAAGCACATTAGTGCAAGAACGTCTTTTTGATTTTACGAGTGTTCCATTCGTTATGACGCTTGAATCAACCGATGGTGTAGTTTTTCAAAATAGTAATATCGCTACTAAATTAATTGCTAATGTAAGCAAGATGGATATTCAAATGAACAGCCGCTTCACATATCGATGGAAACGAGCGAGTAAGTATGGAACAGACGATGCAGCATGGAATGAGCAGCATGCAAACAGCACCAATGAACTATCCATTACTACTGCTGATGTTGACAGAGAAGCTACATTTATCTGCGAAGCAATCGAGGGCAATCAAGTTGTTGCGAGTAATTCTATAGTTATTAAAGACTTCATCGTTAATAAATCGATTGGTCCAACTCCTCCAGCAAATCCTAGTGCTGGAGATTTATGGACTGATACGAGCATTCCAGGAAAAGATGTTCCAAAAATTTATACAAATGGCGAATGGAAGCCAGTACTAAATAAGGATGACAAAGAACTAGAACGGCTTCAGAAAGAGTTTGAAGAACGGAACAGAGAGCATGCTAACCAATTCGCTAAAGTAATGGAAATAATTAACAAATCTCAAGTGACAGAAGACACATTCAGAGATTTAACTGGACGATTCAGCAACTTGGAAGAGTCTTATAAGCGAATTCAAGAGACCGCAGAAGAGATTCGAGGACTAGGACAAAGAACAAGAGCAGTAGAGCTTAACATGGAACAATCAAGAGTTCTATTAAATGCTCTATCAACATATTTCAACCTTGATGAAGAAGGCTTGCTCATTGGAAAAAATGGCGAGAAGCTACAAACTCGTTACACAAATGAGCGAATGGAATTTATTGATAGCGGACGAGTAGTAGCTTATGTCTCTGGCCAACAAATGAATATCGTAAGCGCGACATTCTGGAATAGCGTCACGATTGCAAATCATATATTCGAGCGATATAACAATGAGTTTACTGTTATATCGTATGTAGGAGGTGCTGTAAATGGTTAGGATTGAAAAATATACTAGTAGCGGATATGCAAAACTTGCAATGGAAGTTACAGAGACTAGCTACAGCATCGAAAACAATGACTCTCCAGTTGAATATAATTTGTGGCTAGAGCGCGGAAGCACTTGGGTTTTTGATTTAAACAATGAGAGTTGGGCGGAAGCTTATATTAACGACCAGACAGTAATTGGTAAGTATGTCAGCTTCGATTTAAGAAATACAGAAAGAGTACTTCTAGGAAGCGGAACTCTGACAATTCCTCACAATGAGGACGGCAGCAAGACAATCACATTCTCGGCAAGAATTCTGAATGTTGCTGACCAAGGCGACATTAATTGGTTTAGCGGAACACTTGGATTAACAAATATTCCACGAGCTAGTGATATCGGAACAGTATCCGCTACGGAACTAGGACAGCCAGTTACTATCAGTATTAATAAGAAAGTCAACGAATTTAGTCATCAAGTTTGGTGGCAAGTGAATGACAGCGGATGGATTGATTTAGGTAAAGGACATGATACCAATGTACAATTTACAATCCCAGTAGATTACGCAAACCGTATTACAGACAGTGATACGGGCTCTCTAGATGTATGTGTACGTACATTTAACGATAGTAATCAAATCGGAAAAGATGAATACAAAAGAGGCTTGAATATTAAAGTGCCAACCTCAATCGTTCCAACTTTAAACACACTAAAAATTGTGGAAAGAAACGCAAAAATTGCTGAATCTATTCCTATTGGAAATTACATTAAAGATAAATCGATTATGCGAGTGACTTCAGAAGGAGCTTCTGGAACATACGGTTCAAAGATTGTATCAACAGAAATTTCTGTTGATAATTTAGTAGTACGTTCTGATACTGGTGATTTTCCTGCAAATAAAGCAGGAACGTTAAATGTTACTGCAAAGGTAACGGATTCAAGAGGACGTACAGCTACAAAATCAACAACTGTTAGAGTACTTGACTATTATTCTCCACGAATTATGGCATTTCTGGCCAACAGAACAGGAAATGGAACTAACAAAAAAATAATCGCTAGTGTCATTGCAAACGTCAGTCCATTAGTAATCAATGGAATCAATAGGAATCCATACACTCTTAAAATCCAATACTCAGCTAAAAAGGATAATCGATGGATTGACGCAGTTAGTCTTACTAATGAGAATACAGAACGGATTAGCCGACAAATTGACTGTGGATCGTTCTACGAGCTTTCGAAGGCATATAATGTGCGGTTAGTTATCCTGGACAAATTAAGCGACCTAGTAGACTCGATATTAATAGTACGATCATCCAGAGTGCTTTGGGCATGGGGAGATAATCGTGCCGCAGTAGGTGGATTTCCAGAGCTAGAAGGGCACTTCGAGTCATTCCTTCCTGTTGCATTCCATAGTAGCTTAAATGTTGAAGATGGACTAATGTCGAGAGGAAAGCCGATTCAGGAATTTAATTTAACATCCAGAGATGGAAAATCAAATAAATTCGCGGGGGATTTAAATAATCTCAAGACTGCAGGCGGATATTATGCGTATCGTGTTGTTAACGCTCCACAAGGTCTTGATAACACAGGTTATATCCACGTCATCACTCAGGACAATAGTAATTGTGTACAACTGTATGTTCCTACAAATAAAGATGCGATGTATATGCGTCGTTATTTTGCTAACGCGTGGAGTGGTTGGATTGCTGCATGCGGTGAAGTTGATACTTGGCACAATGCTAGTTATCGAAATGGCTGGAAAACAGCAGGAGATGGTGTAGTCCAATATACAAAGACTGCTGATGGAACTGTGTATCTTCGAGGTGTAACAACCGGAGGGAGTCTTGATGAGAATGCAGCGATTATCAATTTACCAGTAGGTTATCGACCAAGTAAGTATATGTACAAGAAAGCACTTAACTATCATTATCAGGCAGCAATTGTTGGGATTGATACGAACGGAAACGTTACCGTCAAATCAAAAAACGTAGACAATAACTGGCTGTGCTTGGATGATATATCATTTAAAGTTTAAAGGAGGAAAAATAAATGGAATTAGAAGCAATTAAAAATCGTATTAATGTATTGGAAAACAATGTAAAAGAAAAACAAAATGAAATCAATCGTTTGGGAGTTGAGAAAGCACAACTTGACCAAAAATCTCAAAGTTTGAACGATGAGATTCAACGGTTAGAACAAGAAAATTCTAATTACCGTGAAGAAATTAAGAAATATCGCAATGCGGTTGAGATTATGGAGCTGTGATAGATGATAAATTTAGACGTAGAATTTCATGTGTTAAAAATGCATTTAGAAGGATTGATGCGCAGTCCATATATTCAAATTCTAATTTGGTTAATTTGCTTCGATGTCATCTCCGGATATATCAAAGCATTTAAGCTCAAAAGATTTGATAGTAAAACAAGCACTAACGGATTATTACGACACGCATTGGTTTGTGCTGTAGTAATTGTGACTTCTATGTATGCGAGAGCATTAGGACATCGAGAAATCGGTGTAACTACATGCTTATTTTTTATCTTCAGCTACTCGGTTTCGTTAGCTGAGAATTGGGAGGCATTAGGATTGCCATTCCCTGAACCACTTAAACCGTATCTTAAAACAATGCGGCAACAACAAGAAAATAAATTTAAAAAAATTACAAATAAGGAAGAGGTTGAATAATTATGATGATCAATTGGAAAGTACGTATTTTAAATAAAACATTTTGGCTAACATTGGTACCAGCTTTAGCGCTTTTATTACAAACGTTTTTATCTGTATTTAACGTTCGTTTAGAACTAGGTGAAACAATCGATAAATTATTAGTGTTTATCAACGCACTGTTTGCTGTATTGATGATTGTCGGAATTGTTAACGATCCAACGACTAGCGGAATTAGTGATAGTTCACGCGCAATGTCATACGACAGACCAAACAATCAATAAAATCATAGGCAGCTACATTGTGGCTGCCTATTTAGTATAGGAGGAATTGCAATGGAAATCGATACGAGTAGATATAGAGAGGGATTACCTCAAATCGGTTATGCGCCTTATCGCCAAATTCACGCGCATTCAACAGGTAATAGAAATTCTACAGCACAGAACGAAGCTGACTATCACATGCGAAGAGATGTATATTCTGGCTTCTTCTCTCACGTTGTAGGGAACGGACGAGTTATGCAAGTCGGCCCTATAAACCAGGGAGCCTATGATGTCGGAGGTGGATGGAATTCTGAGACTTATGCAGCAGTTGAATTGATTGAAAGTCATTCCACTAGAGAAGAGTTTATGCAAGACTACAGACTCTATATTCAATTGTTAAGAGCATTAGCTGACGAAGCTGGACTTCCTAAAACATTGGACTCTTCAGATTTAGAAGGAATTAAAACACATTACTATTGCACATATCATCAACCTAACAATAAAAGCGACCACGTAGACCCTTACCCTTACTTAGAAAAGTGGGGAATTAGTAGGGAGCAATTTAAGTACGATATTGAAAATGGTATATCAGAATTAAAAGAGGAATGGGTTAAAGATGATACCGGTTGGTGGTATCGTAATCAAGACGGTAGCTATCCTAAAGACAAATGGCAAAAGATTAATGATGAATGGTTTTTCTTTGATGAAAATGGATATTGCTTAATTAATACATGGCAAAAAATTAACGATCAATGGTATTGGTTTGACGAACGTGGGGCGATGACTGTTGGTTGGAAGAATATTGCAGGAGCATGGTACTATTTCCATGATAACGGCAGCATGGCTACTGGTTGGGTAAAATATCGTGACAAATGGTATTATCTCAACACAAACAACGGATTCATGGAGTCAAACGCGTTTATTAAGCATGGTGACGGATGGTACTATTTAAACGACGATGGAACGATGGCAGATAAGCCTGATTTCAAGGTAGAGCCTAACGGATTAATAACAACTAAATAAATATTTAAAGCCTACCTTAATGGTAGGCTTATTTTTTTTGCATTTTTTCAAATTATTTTTTAAAAAAGTGTTGACATACATATGTGTATGTTATATAATATAAATGTAAGTAAGAGATAAGAGAAGAAAGAGGTAATCAAAATGAAAAAAGAAGTAAAACAATTAGCAGAAAAAATCGCAAAAGCAAACAACATTGAAATGGATAAAGCTTTAGAAATCGCAAAAAAGGCTTTGAATATTAAAGAGGAAACAAAAGAAATCGAGAAAGAATACTACCTATTTAATGATAGCAAAACTGCTTATAAAGGTGTTAAGAAATGGTTCGCTGAAAAACAATTTTTCGGAGACGCAAAAACTCTAGGCGAAATCTCTATCACATTCATCAAAATTTTGAATGTGTTAAAAGAAACAGAAAAAGCTGTCCAATTAGAAGTTGAAACACCTTATGGAACTTCTTCTCAATGGTATCCTAAAAGTGTACTTTTAATTAAATAATAAAGGGGATAAAAACATGAAAATTAATAAAGATATAAAAAATCTAATATTAGAAACGATTCCAAAATATTATAGATATGAAAACGAATTTTTTAAAAAGAATGGAATAAAATTTCCTGATAATAATTGGCAAAAATTCAAGCAAGGAGAAACAGCAATCGAGAAAATGGGTGCTAGTCGAGTAGCTAATATGATTGATGACCTATTCACGCCTTATGAGCAAATGTTAATTTCAGAAGCACAAATCGAGTATTATTTTTCAAACAGAAAATTAACAATAGATTTTCCATCATTCTTTATTGAATTTAAAAAGAAACATTTGATAGAATGGTTGAAAATCCAGCCTGAAAAAGTCGTTGGTGGAATCAATAGAAAATATACAGCTCAAGGAAATATGACAACAACATTCTTAAGAATTGAAATTGAGAATACATTCTATCAAATGGACTTTAAATTTAATTCGGATAAAGTTCCAGCAGGAAGAGAAAATAGATTGAAATGGATTCAAAATAATTTAGGAGAATTACGATGATTAACGACAGAGAATTTTTAAATCAACAATTGAACTTAATGATGGAGATAGTAGAAGATATTGAAGAATACGGTGAAGATGAACCTGTTTATGCAGTTTACGAATACAATATTAATTTAGGCGCCACGATTATAGTGGATTATTGGTACTTGAATGAACCGCGTGTTGGAAACGACACAGAAGATTCTCAATTGATTTTAGAACATTATGAGGAACTAGAAAAACTCAAAAAAGAGCAGACAAAACAAATGAGTTTATTCGAATTGATGGAAGAGTTCAGAGGGCAGTTAGAGAAATATAAAATTCGGAAAATTGAAGACTAAAAAAGCGGGCTAGTGACAGCTCGCTTTTTTGTACTCTTTTTGTACTCAATTTTATACTATTGTGTGCTTTGGCAGGAAATGTAAATGTTGATTTTACAACTTTTTGAAACGCTAGGAAACGTTAAAAAATATCGCCTAGGGGCTTTTAATCCTTTGATATATCAACGTTTGTAAAGGTTTTGTACTCTATATGTACTCAAATAAATATATTATTTAATTTTATGTTATCTTCCTCTTCACATTCTTTGAGAACATGAGCGTAAGTTTGAAGCGTGATATTAGGGTCTGCGTGTCCTAATCTCTTACTCACAGATAATAACTGAACTCCTTGAGATAACAGTATACTAGCGTGTGTATGTCTCATAGCATGGAATGTAACTTTTTTATCTATTCCAGCCCTTTTTAGAGCTAACCTTAAAACCTTATTCACTGCATTGTTGCTAACATGATTAAATATTCTTTCTTCTAGATTGTTAGGTATAGGTAACGTACTCAACAGCTTTAATAACTTATTTGGAACTTTTATAACACGTTGGCTGTTGTTTGTTTTTCCATCTGTAAAATCTTGGGTGAACGTATAATCAAACCCTTTTTCTATCTTTATTGTACTATTTACAAAATCAACACAATTCCACGTCATACCTAAACATTCTCCAAAACGAGCGCCACTATATAAACTAAACAAAATAATATACCTAGATGTAAGCGTATGATGTAATCCATCTAACAGTGCTTTTTCTAGCTCTTTAGATTCGTTTAAACTTAAAAACTTGTTTTCTGCACTTTTGCTCTTTGATTCCACACCTTTCAACACTGCGGTAGTAGTGGGGTCATGTATTATAGCTTTAGTTAGTATAGCATGTTTAATAGCCCCTTTAACATAAGTGTGATACTTTTTTACGGTCGCTTTAGATCTAGACGTAGCTAACTCATTTAAAAATTCTTGATAATTTTCATGAGTGATATTCTTCAAAGGTAAATTATAGTTATTTCTTACATATTTGATTATCGTGTTAATTCTAGATATTCCACCGACGGATATAGTATCCTCTTTATATAGATTCTTCCAATTCTCCATGTAGTCAGCTAGCAACATTTGTTCTTTGCTGATATTCTTACCAATCAGCATTTCATTTTCTTTTAATACGGATGCATCCTTTGCTTCTGCTTTGGTTCTAAATCCGCTTCGAGAAATGTATTTACGTTTTTTGTTCTCATAGTAATAGATACGATAACCCCATGTTTTACCTCTTTTGGTTATGCTTGCCATAGTTTACCATCCTTTCTATTTGTGGTAAAATAGGGCATAATGAATAGCCCTATTTTAGGGTGATTTTTGTTCAACACCGTGCTATTCCGCCAAGAATTGAAGCACGGTGTTTTTTTGTTTTAAAACACTACAGTTCCAACATATTTTAATGTATCATCTTCAGATACTGTAATATCTTTATATTTCTTATTTAATGATACCAATCTAATAGAATTATCTGTAATATATATCTTTTTAAGATAAGCCTCACCATTAACGATTACTGCACCGATTGTTCCATTTCTAAAATCAGTTTCTCGTTTGATGAACACATAATCTCCATTGTTGAACATTGGTTCCATTGAGTCACCGTTGACCTTTAAACAAAAATCAGTACCATTTGGAACCATATCCGCACCGAAATTGATTGTTTCTACTTGTTCATCATCTAGATATAAACCAGTACCTGCAGAAATACTTCCGTAAAACTTAACTTCATACCAGTTTGTTTCTTCTTCAATATAATCGTTGATGTTTGTTATCTTATTATTTTGTTCATTAAGTTGTTCAGTAGCAAAGTCGTATACTTTAGTTTGTCTCTTGGTTTCTAGTTTGTTGTATACATTCAGCAACTCGTTTAGAGTTTTGTTTCTATCTGAAGCTATAGTTTTAATGCCAAGAAGATATTCAGAACTGACCCCAAGAACGTCAGAAAATAAATCTATCTTATTGATTGGTAATTGTCTGCTTTTATTAAAATATCTTGATATGGATGATTTAGGTAAGTCCAATTTTCTAGCAAATTCACTCAAGCTCCATCCTTTTTGATTGCATAAGTCGATAATAATATCAACGATTTCGGAATTAGTTCTCATGATTTTAAAGCTCCTCCTTTTGCTTTATTTATGCGATTATTATATCACTAACGTTCCCAAAAAGAAACAATTTTTATTTTTTTTAATTTTAAGTGTTGACAAACGGGAACGTTGATGATATTATTAGGTCACGGTTAAGGAATTAGTCGTACAAAAAATATAAAAAAAGTCACACAAATTCAATATAAATCCAAGGAGGTGATGAAAGTTTGAAGAAGATTCTATTTAACCCTAACCGTTTGAAAGCTGAACGAATTGCAAGAAATCTATCCCAAGAAGAGGTTGCGATTAAATTAGGCAAAAATCGAACTTGGTTGGCAAAAAGAGAAAATGGGAATGTGGATGTTGGTGCCGATGAATTAGCAGCTATTGCGACAGTATTAAAGGTTGATGATTTGTCAATTTTTTTTACATAAAACGTTCCCGAAAAGCAACGATTTAAGGAGGAATCAAAATGGATAAAAAAACGGAAATAAAAGAATTTCTAAAATTCAGAAGCAAATTTACAAAAAGAGAATGGAACGAATTAAATCAAGCTATTGACGAAAGACTAAACCAAAAAGCCGACCAATTAAAACTGGACGACTCGGATTTAGTAGTTATCTCAGATAAATTAAAAAGATTTATATAGAAAGGAGGAAAGAAAATGAGTATCGAAACATTATCAGATATTACAAAAATCGTTGTAGAAACAGACGAAAAAGACCCTAAAACCATTGCTGTCATCACTGCAGAGGATATTGACAGTGCAGAAGGTTTTAGAGTCAGACTTACACCTAAATATGATTAGTTAGGAGATGAAATAAATGCACCATTATATGACATTTTACGAAGAAAATGGAATCAAGTATGCAGAAGCTTGGTTACAAATTAATTTTCTAAGTTGGTGTTTTTGCTTCTGGAAAATTAAAAAGGCCATCTCTTAAGAGACGACCCAATAAAACTATTTTTTGACCCATTTGTTCCCAGGTTTTTGAGTAGGAGGAAGACGGTCTCCCTTATCGATATGAACAACACGAGGTCGATTTACAGCACCGCCTTTAGGGCCAACTTCTTGATATGTACCTTTTGGCTGGTTATCTGTACCAGGTTTAATTGGTTTAGACATATAAACACCCCCTTTCCTAAATATGATTATAAATCTGAAAGCGGGTTACAACAATATGAAAGGAGTAAGAAAATGGATTTTGACGAACTAGTTTTTGATTCGTTACAGAGAAATCCGCAGAAGTTAATCAATTTATTAATGAACAGTGGATTTAAAGTAGTGGCAATGAAGACAGATTTAACTACTAAAGAAATGTGCGAACAAGCAAATATTAATTATCAAAGTTGGTTACAAAGTGATGTTCGTAATGACCCACGAATTGTAGCGATGAGAGATACAACTAGTGGGAGAAATCATCAATACAAAGCGACGGATGTGGATAAGATAAAAGATATCTGGAGGGAATGTAGAAGCAAATGGAGGTAAAAAAACATGGATAAGAAAGCTATTGGGGAAAAGATAAAGGGGATACGACTTAACAAAGGTATGACCCTAGAAGAATTTGGAAAGTTATTTAATGCTGGGAAAAGCAATGTCAGAAAATGGGAGGTAGGTTCTTCTCTTCCTAATCCTGAACGATTAAAAGCAATTGCAAAACTAGGCGGAATAACCGTGGAACAACTACTTTATGAAAACCCACTAGTTAAATTCAATACGGATGAACTTATTGCAGAACTAGAAAGGAGAAAACCATGACACACGCTGAACGAATTAGGGAATATTTCAAGAAAAAACCTTCTGCAAGCTATGACGAAGTTGCAGAAGCTGTCAAAACAACTAACAGCACCGTTCGTACTAATGTATTTAGGGATTTAAAAGCAGGAAGATGCATTCGGCTAGAAGATGATTCGCTAGATTATTCATCCTACTTCGAAAAAGACACTTTACTAACTGAGCTAGTTGAGTGGAAGAACGAAACAAGGCGTGAATGGGTGGATATGTTAACGAGAGCTGCTGAAAAAGAAACGGATAGCAATACCATGCGTTTGTTAATCAAAGAAGCTAACAAACTCATGAAAGAGGTAACGAAGTAAAGGAGGTTTGTATGAGAACAGAAAAGAGACTAAAGAACACAGTGCCATTCAAGAAATTTTTAGCTTGGTATATCAAATGGCTAGGAATTGCATTCGGATGTGTTAGTGCATATCTAGTAATCGCATTGATGGTGATGTTGCTTGTAGGGGAGGCGAATCATCAACAAACGAAAAAAGTCAATCTTATTATGAACAATGAATATATCGAGATTGACTTTCAGGACTCATGGAAAACAAAAAGCCAGCGCGGCAACGCTGACTAAGAAAAATATTCTAAGGAGATTATAACACAATGTACGACAGCTTTGAAGCATTACACAATCGATATCTTGAACCACCTGAAGACAAAGTGTGGGGGTATGACTGGAGAGGACAAGAAATATACTGCGGTGATGCCTACTACGAGATTGAAGGGGACTACGTTTGCGAAGATGATATCGACGAATATTTGAAAGAAGCGTATTTAACCACTTCACTCAAGATTGCGGGTGAGTAAA